CGACCGCGGCCGGCGCGCGGCAATAGCCTTCCATTTGTCCCCGGACTTGGACGCCGGCTTGGGCGCGGTCTTGAGCGTCATGTTCGGGTCTTTGCGCCTTGTGCTGACCGGCTGCGGCCCTCTTGCCGCCACGCTCAGCGGTAGCATCACCGCGACCGTCGCCAGCCAGGTCGTCATCGAGCAGTTGGTGCGCAACGAGTACATGCGCCTGTTGGCTGGACCCGACTACGTCATCACCTACAGTGTGGTCCGCAGCCTGCCTGGCATTGTTGCCAGCTGCTGCCTGGCCGCACAATACCCGTGGTTCGGAGTGGCGATGCTGCCCGCGTTCGTGGGCGCGTTAGGGCCTTTGGCTGTCCTTGTGGTGCTGCGAGATGTGGTGGCAGAGGAAGTCGTCAAGGGCGGATTGGCGCAAGTGTGCAAGTCGGTAGGGTTGCCGGAGCGCACCGCGCACATCGCCTTCGCCACCGGTGAGTTGCTGCTCAAACTGCACGTGCTCAAGACCAAGGACTACGTAGGCATCCTTTTGCCTTGGTGCATGCACGTTGCTTTGTCCGGGCGCAACTACCTGGATCGCGTGTGTGGCCATGGCGCGTGGAACTTGGCCGTGGCGGTGCATTCGTACATGGCGCTGCCACTAGAACTCCGCAAGGCGATTGCCGCCGGCACGCTGAGCGCAGCGGTTGGTGAGCGCTATCGCGCGGTGGTGCAAGTGGGCCTGGGCGGCTACGTCACTGTGGCGTTCGGCAACCACGTGTGGGGTCAAGCACACGAGGGCATGATCGCTCCCGCGAACCCGACCTTAAAGGAGGGGGCGTGGGTGCGCGGCCCGCGCGCGTTTTCCCCACAGCTCATGATGCCCAAGCCGCTCATGGTTATGGGCCCGATTATCAGCCCGTGCGAACTCGGGATGCCCATATCCTATGCTTGGAACGCTGGGGTGGAGCAGTGGTGTTTGGAAGGCCGCCACTGCATGGACACGCCTTCCCCGGACCCTTTAGCGTTGGAGAGGTTCGCGCTTTTTAGCAAACGATACAACGCCGCCATCTATCGCCGCATGCGTGTGGACGCCGTCCCATTCGACGAGTGGCTCCGCGACTTCCCTCCGGCACGTCGCGCCCAGTTGGAACGGGCACGCGAGGAGTGGATGCGCGATCCATTCGTGGCCGTCAACCACGACGTGGCGAGGTTGGGCGAGCGGCCTAAGCGCTACGAGGCGACGCTCCGCAGCTTCTTCATCAAGGTGGAGCAAACGGCGCCTGGCAAAACTCCTCGGGGCATTCAGGCCCTGAGAGACGTCGCGCTGGTGCCCGCGGGGCCCTGGTTCAAGGCGTTGCCGCGGGCGCTTGCCAAGTGTGCCAACGGGACACGCACTTGTGACGGCGTCTACGTGGTGTACGGGCTGAGCCGCACGAAGTCCGAGGCAATGCGCATCTCAATGCAGCTGGCCATCGAGGGGCACCCAGTCGCGCTGGTTTGCGGCGACGACGGGTGGGTAGCGCTGCGGGGGCGCGCCTACTCCTTGGACGCCAAACGCTGGGACGCGCACACCGG